TGTCATGCTTTCAAGTGCAGATTCGATACTGCCTACAGAAGTAACTTCTTCTTTGCACTTGGGGCATTGTCCAGTAACATCAATATCGTCACCGTTTGTGGCTCCTTGCATTGCAATTAATAATGCATCAACATCATTACTTAATAGTTCTCTAGGTTTTTTAACAGCAGGCACACAACTTTGGATAACTTGTGCTACTGCTTCACCATTTAACAATGCATCAGGATTCTTCATGATCATTTCGTCTTTTGACGTCATGGGGAAAATAGGTAATTCTCCGTTCTCTGGCATGTCAATGACTTGATCAGAATAAAATTTACCCTTAGATGGTAATTGTGTGTATAACCTAGGTGCTCGGTAAAAGCCCTGTAATGGATTTGCCATATTAAAACTCCAGTTAATTATTTCGATAAATACACTAATAAAGCAGTGATTTATACGCAAAGGTATTTATCACCATAAAAACATGTGTTAATGGATTTTTTGAATGGCAGGCAAAACCACAGTTAATATACCAGGAGAAGACGGCAGAGATCGCGAGGTTACCTTACCTGCATACGCCATGGACTCTACTCTGAGAGATTTGGTGAAAGCCATGTCTGCTCTGTCTGGTATCAGTGAAGAAACTAAAAAAGCCATGGAAAATCTTGGCAAAGACACCAACGATAATTTCAAGAATCAAAACGCAACAGACAAAAAACGAAACGAAATAGCCAACAATCAATTAAACAGTTTGAAGAATCTTAATAAAACTGTTGAAGAAAATGCTGAAGACGCCAAAAAACAAACTGGTGTTTTAAGAGAAGCATTCGAAGATGCTGGCGGAGTACTGAAATCTTTATTCCTTGGCGCAATCAGTTTAACAAGCACTGCATTGTACAACTTGGTGACTACTGGTTATAACACTGGACAAGTTTTAGTTGATCTAAACAGACAAGGTATACTGTTTAACAAAACCCTAGATGGCATGACTGCCAGTGAGGCGTTTGGTAGTTTGACTGCACTAGGCATGCAGGCATCTGATGCAGGACAAATTCTTGGGGATTATTCCAGAGTGGTTGCCACACTTGGTGTTAGTGCAATCACTGATCAATCTAGAGCAATAGCAAACAGTACCAAAATGGGTGCAGAATTTGGTATGACCATGAGTGAGCTCACTGGTTATATTTCAGATGAATTAGACATCAGACAAACTTTGGGTATGATTGATCAATTACAGAGATCAAGAGTATCAAAAAGTTCAGAAGAATTATTCAGAAAACAAATACAGTTTTCACAGGTACTAGGTACTTCCATGGATGACCTTCAAAAATCTGCCGCTGGCATACTTGATAACCCAATGGCTAGATCTGCTTTTGCATTGATTGACGAATTAGGCACATCCTCAGAAGACCTTGCAAATCAATTAAGAATCAGTACATCACAAATGGCAGGTATGGGATTTGATCAAAAATTAATAGATCAAATTGGCAACGAAATGTTTGATATCACTGCATTTTTCAGCGATGCAGGTATGAATTTACAGGCCGCGTTTGCTTCAACTGGTACAGCCGCAGGTAAAGAAGTAGTAGGCATGATATCTGAAATAAACAGTGCTATTGCAAATAATGATATTAAAACAGCCACAAAAAAAATTGGAGACCTTCCTGGATTCATGGAAGATGCAATCAATGATATGGGTCCAGAAGGCATTGCAAGTTTCAGAAGGGTAGCAACAGAAATTGGCGGCGAGATGGGTGCGTCATTATTGATGAGCATGAACTCAGTGAGATTGTATCAGAAAAATTTAGAAGCACTAACTGAAGCTCACAAAAAGCAAGGCGATACAACCAAACTTACAACTGATGAGTTTCAAAGTATGTTTAATAATTTAGCACAAGCCTCTAAATCATTTGAACAGTCTAAGAAATCTATCACCGGTGCGTTAGATACTATCAGAATGGCATCCACTGGTATATTACAACAAAGTGGTATTGCTGATGCAGTAACAAATGTCTTAACCAGATTTTCGTCGATGCTTGTTGACAGAAGTAAGGAAATTAATGATGCAATAACAAGATTAGCAAAAAGATTTGGTTTTCTTGATGGCAATGCAGACGATTTGTCTACAACCATAGGCGAAGGTTTAATAGACACAATGGGAAATTTTATTGATCATGCTTTAGACTTTATAGAAAGCATTAACCCAGAAATGTTAAGTGGCCTGTTTGATACTGTTACAAGCACATTTACCTCCGCAATAGATGCTGTAAACTTAGTGATTGCTGGATTAAGTGCATTTGGTAATTTCCTAACTAGTTCTATGTTCAGCGACGATGCAAGTTTTTGGTTAAAAGGTGCAGAACTATTTGCCAAAGTATTCGGAACTGCATTTCTTGCTTCTGCCGCTGTTAGATTAGTCGGTAAAGGTGTTTCAGCAGTTACTGGAGGATTACTTGGTGGCAAGGACAAAGCGGCACCAAGCAGTGTGGCCGCAGGTGTTGGCCAAGGCTTAGGCAAGGCAGGTGCTGGTATCAAGATGTTTGGTAAAGGACTAGCAAGTTTCCCAGCCGCGGCCATTCTTGGCGCAGGCAAGTTAGCCGCCGCAATAGCAATTATTGCTGGCGCAGTGGGACTATCAGGATATATCATAGGCCTAGGCTTAGGGTCAATGGCAGAAGCATTCAAAAAATTCAATGAAGTAGATGGCATGAACTTGTTGAAAGTTGGTGGCGGATTGATTGCTCTCAGTGCCGGCATGTTGGCTTTTGGTGCTGGTGCAGTTGTGGGTGCCATTGGTAACATTGTGGGCGGCATATTAGACGGTCTTAATGAAATGTTTGGTGGCGAGTCTATGTTTGACAAACTGAAAACGTTTGGCGAAATGGAATTAAACTATAACGGCATTAGAAACAATGCAGAAGCAGTAGCGGCATATGGTGTAGCAATGGGCAAACTAGGCGGTGGCCAGTTAGCCGCAGGGTTTGGTAATTTAGTTGGCACACTAATGGATGGCCTCAATGAATTTTTTGGTGGCAAGACACCATTTGAAAAAATGGAAGAGTTTGGCAACATGAATTTTGACACAGAACGCATTGCTAGAAATGCAGGTGCGTTTGGTATTTTTGCTGAAGCACTCAGTAAAGCCAGTAAAGCAGATTTCACTGCACTAGATGACATTGGCGACATCATGGACGATGTCAATGATGAATTAGAACATTTTTCAAACACCAAGAAAATTGATCCTGTGGGTCTAGCAAGTAATGCCAATTCATTGAAAGTGTATGCTGGAGCATTAAAAGAATTAAGCAGAGTAAACCCAGACAAAATTACCAGTTTAGGTGAAGCCATTGGAGTGTTACATCAAGCACTAAGCAATTACACTGGACCTGGCTACTTTGAATCTTTAGCTCAAATGAGTGGACAAACACTTGATGTGGTTTCTACCATGATGTTTGGCAACGGCGAAAATGCACAACCAAGCACAGAAGCAGTTTCAACTGCAGATAGTGGTTCCGAATCATCTAAAGAAGCTCAAGCCAGAGCAACACTGTTTAATGCCATGATAGATCCAGCACAATTAAACCGATTAGAAAAAGTTCTTATAAGAATTGAAGAGAAAACACTAGGCGCATAATCATTTCTCTTTCCAAATACTTGACAATCCTGATAAATACTGCTACAATAGTTAAAAATATGGATCATTTATGAGCTGGAGAAAACATTTTACACCTGTAGACAATAGTGGTTTACCACTAAATGTGCAGGGTACAAATACAAGTGACGGACCGGGCTTCGGTGCTAACCAATTAAGCAGTTGGTTACCAGAAGTTTATTCTGGCTCTCCAAACAGATTGATGCGTTATCTGCAATATGATAACATGGATACTGATACAGAAATTAATGCCGCATTAGATACCATTGCAGAGTTTGGCACACAAGAAGAAGAAAACAATTCTCTGCCTTTCGCAATCAATTACTTAACTGATCCTAGTGACACTGAAAGTAAAATCATTGACAAAACACTTACACAATGGTGTAATCTCAACAATCTTTACAAAAGAGCATTTAGAATTTTCCGTAATACTATCAAGTATGGCGATCAAGTGTTTATCAGAGATCCTCAAACATATGAATTGTACTGGGTTGATCCTGCTAATGTTGAAAAAGTGATTGTGAATGAAACGGAAGGCAAAAAGATTGAAACATATTTTATTAAAAATCTAGATCCTATCTTCCAAGAGCAAATTGCTACCGATGCTAGTGCATTACATCAAAGACCATATGGTAGTGGACAAGGTATTGCCGGAATTATGAATCCTGTAAATCCAAACACAGGTGGTTCATACAGTGCAGGTGCAATGGACGGTGTTGATCAAGGTGTGCCTGTGAGTGCAGAACACATTGTACACATCAGTTTAACAGAAGGAATGGACAGTGCATGGCCTTTTGGTATCAGTATTTTAGAACCAATATTCAAAATCTTTAAGCAAAAAGAACTTTTAGAAGACAGTATTATTATATACAGGGTACACAGAGCACCAGAAAGACGTGTGTTCTTTATTGATGTTGGTAATATGCCACCTCACAAAGCAAGACAGTACTTAGAACAAGTAAAATACGAAGTACAACAAAAACGTGTACCAGGTAAAAACGCACAAGGACAAAGTGTTGCTGATAGTGCATACAATCCAATGAGTATGTTGGAAGATTATTTCTTTGCACAGACAGCAGACGGTAGAGGTAGTAAAGTTGACACACTACCAGGCGGTGAAAACCTAGGACAAATTGACGATTTAAGATATTTCAATAACAAATTATTACGTGGTTTGCGTATTCCAAGCAGTTATTTGCCTACAGGACCTGATGATGGTTCTGCAATATATCAAGATGGCAAAGTTGGTGTAGCATTTATACAAGAATACAGATTTGCAAAATATGTAGAACGTTTACAAAAACAAATTCAAGAAGATATTGACAGAGAATTCAAAATGTATCTCAAACACAGAGGTATAGAAATAGATTCAGGTAACTTCTTCTTAGAATTTAACAAACCAATGAACTTTAGCAGTTACAGAGAACTGCAAATTGAAACAGAACGAGCAACACTGCTTAATAGTGTGATGAATGTACCATTCTTGAGCAATCAATTCAAGCTCAAGAAGTATTTAGGCTTAACTGAAGACGAAATTAGAGAAAACGAAGAGCTTTGGCGTCAAGAAAACGATGTTCAAAAGTTTGAATCTATCCAAACTGACGGCGGTGGAGCGTCATTGTCGAGTATTGGCATAAGACCTGAACCAAATGCAGACGTAGATCTAGATGCAGAAGTACCATTAGAAGATTTACCTGCAGAACCAGGCGCTGAAGCAGGATTAGATTCGTTAGCGGCACCAGAAACGCCGCCAACAGGAGGAACAGTATAATGAGATTAGACGAATTTTATAGTCCAGAAGAAGATCAAAAAGACAAATTAAAGAAAACTGACACCAGAAAGACTAGATTAACACTAGAACAACTAAATAAGTTGCGTAAAGTCAGAGACATGAAGGAAACGGAAGAAGCAGAACATGAAAAATTTGTTCGCAAAATGTATTCTGCTCCTGCCCAAACACCTACACTGTAAAAACACTGTTTTAAGTGGCGATTTTCTGTATATAAATAAAATACAGTCAAAATCACTTCAAAAAACACCCATTTTACCTACATAAACTCAAAAACACATAAGTAATAGTAAGAACTAGGTACTGAAATGTGCCTGATTCTGTAACATTGTTACAGAAGTTTGAACATTTATACTAATTGGAGGCCACAAATGTCAGAATCAAACAAATTAGAGCAGATTCTCGAACTCCTTCTTGCAGAAGAAAATGAAAAAGCAGAAGAGCTTTTACATGAGTACGTTGTTGCTAAAGCCCGTCAGGAATATGAAAAAGTTTTAGACGAAGCAACAGAGGAAGTTGAGGAGTCTGAAGAAGAATCAGTAGAAGAAGCAACCGAATCAGAAGAAGAAGCAGTAGAAGAGGCTGAAGAATCTGATGAAGAGGCTGTAGAAGAGTCAGATGTTGACGAAACAATTGATCAAAGCAGTGACTTTGAGCAAGAACTTTCAGCAGACGAAGAAGAAATTGATGCAGAAGAAAACGGATTTTCAGAAGAAGAAGGTGACGATGAGGAACCTGAAGGTGACGAAGACTTAGAAGACAAAGTTGATGAGTTAGAAGCAGAACTTGAAGATCTACGTGCAGAATTCGAAAAGTTAATGTCAGATGATGACGGCGACGATGCTGAAGAAGTTGACATGGAACCAGAACTAGATATGGACGGTGACGTGGAAATGGATGATGAAATGGAATCCGTTGAATATGACATCGAAGAATCAATTGAAGACGAAGTTGTTGAAGAAGCAACTAAGTTAAGCGATTCAGTAGCAGAGCCAAAAGGCGGCGAAGCAGACAGCAACGAATCACCTTTTTCAAAAGCACCTAAGCAGTCTAAAGTAGAAGGCGCAGGCGCACCAGTTAAAGCCAAAGACGGCGGCGACGGTAACAAAGGTGAATCAGCAAAAGATCACACACCATCAGACAACATTAAAGTAGAACCTAAAAAGGTTTAATTGCTGAGGGTTATAGATTATGGCGCAAGTACGTAAACTTTACGAGTATATGAGCTCAGACCATGCAGGTCTAAAATTGATGGAATCTGAAGACGGAAAGGACTTGTTTATGCAAGGACTTTTCATCCAAGGTGAAACCAAAAACCAAAATGGTCGTGTTTATCCAAAGAGCGAAATCGAAAAAGCAGTAGAAAGCGTCAGAGGAAGATTGAGTAAAGGCGAAACTGTTCTAGGTGAGTTAGATCATCCAGAAGAGTTACAAATTAACTTAGATAGGGTAAGTCACATCATCACAGAAATGGTTTGTGATGGTAGTGATGGACTTGGTAAACTAAAAATCATAGATACTCCAATGGGAAATATTGCACGTAGTCTGTTAAAGGCAGGTGCTAAATTGGGCGTAAGTAGTAGAGGTAGTGGCAATGTAAACGAGTCCGGCAAAGTCTCAGATTTTGACATTGTTACTGTTGATATTGTGGCCCAGCCCAGTGCACCAGATGCATACCCAAAGACTATCTATGAAAGTTTATTTAACATGAGAGGCGGTGCAGTTATTTTTGATACAGCACAAGCCGTCACACACGATAATAGTGCAGAAAGACATCTAATGAAGCAGATCACTAGTTTCATTAGAGAATTAAACTTAAAGTAAGTAGGAGACTACTATGGCAGTGACATTTAACGAACTACTTGAAGGAACAGAGCTCTCAGAAGAGGTTCGTGGTTCTATTCAAGAAGCCTGGGATAGCAAACTGTCAGAAGCAAAAGAGCAATTAACTGCTGAACTTCGTGAAGAATTTGCCCAAAGATACGAGCATGACAAGAGTCTAATCGTTGAAGCAATGGACAATTTTATTACGACAAAAGTAACAGCAGAAGTTGAAGAACTTGCTGAAGATAGAAAAGCTCTCGCAGAGCAACAAGTTAAGTATCGCAAGGCTGTAAGTGAACATGCTAAACTACTTGACAGATTTGTAACTGAAGCAGTTGCAAAAGAAGTCAAAGAGTTACGTGCTGACCGTGAAAGAGTGGCAGAACATGTAACAAAACTTGACGGTTTTGTAACAGAGCAACTCGCAGAAGAACTTTCAGAGTTCCACGAGGATAAGAAAGCATTAGTTGAGCAAAAAGTCAAAATGGTTAGAGAAGGCAAAAAGCAACTTGCTGAAGCCAAAAAAGATTTCATTAGTAAAGCCGCTGACAAAGTTGAAAACGTTGTCAACAAGGTTATTACAAATGAAGTTAAATCTTTCCGTGATGACATCACATCGGCCCGCGAAAATGACTTTGGTCGTAGAATCTTCGAAGCATTTGCAACAGAATATGGCGTGAGCTATTTGAATGAATCAAATGAAGTTAAGAAGGTTCAAAAGACATTAGCCGAAATGGAAACAAAACTAAGAGATGCAAACGAAAAACTTAATGAGCAATCAGAAAGTACTAAACTTGTAGAATCTAAGTTGAGAGTAGCAGAAGACAAATATGCTCGTAAAGAGAAATTGTCTGAGTTATTATCACCATTAGGCAAAGAGAAGAAAGAGATTATGTCTGACCTACTTGAAAGTGTTAAAACAGAGAACTTAGAGAAGAAATTTGATCAGTATCTCCCATCTGTTTTAGATGGTGAAACACCAAGAGTGAAGAAGACACTAACAGAATCAGTGACAAAAGAACACACTGGTAATAAGAAGGCACCTGCGAAAGCAGAGGCCAATGACAGCACGGAAGTTGTTGAAATCAACACTATCCGTAAATTAGCCGGACTTTCAAATTAATAGGAGTTAAGAAATGGCAAATTTATTTGAAAGCAACTGGTCCGCAACCAAAGAAGCATTGATGGAAGGCCTTAGTGGTCAACGTCAAAAAACCATGGATGTGGTACTCGAAAACGCAAAGCGTCAATTGTCAGAGGCCGCAACATCAGGTGCTACAGGTGCAGGTTCAGTCGCAACATTAAACAAGGTAATGTTACCTTTGATCAGAAGGGTTATGCCTTCCGTGATCGCAAACGAGCTTGTTGGTGTTCAGCCAATGAGTGGTCCAGTTGGACAAATCCACACACTAAGAGTCCGTTATGCGGAATCAGGTGGTGGCGCAACAGCAGGTGATGAGGCTCTTAGCCCATTCAAACTTGCTTCATCTTATGCAGGTAGCCCAGATGCAACAGCAGTTGCTGAAGGTACACCAGGTAGAAAGATGTCAATCCAAATCTTGAAAGAAACTGTCGAAGCAAAGACAAGACGTTTAAGTGCTAGATGGACATTTGAAGCCGCTCAAGATGCAGAAGCAATGCATGGTGTTGATGTAGAAGCAGAAATTATGCAGGCATTAGCACAAGAG